CGTCTGATCGTCGGCTGAAGGGAAACGCTCATGCAGTACGCCAACATCATGGTCGCCCTCGGCGGCGACCGCGGGAACACCGTCCCGCGCTACCAGGTGCCGGCCTCGGAGATCGCCGTTCTGCGCGCGATTCACGGGCCGGACGCCGTCCACGACGTCGAGCCGACCGCCGCGCCCGAAGAGCCCGTGCTCGACGAGTTCGGCGACGCGACGGGCAAGACCCGGCCGGTGAAGTTCAACAACCGCGCCGAGCTGACCCGCCTGAAGGAGCAGTACGCCGGCGCGAACACCTCCAAGATCGTCGAGGGGCTCTACCCGGGCGCCGCGGCGCGCGTGTTCGAGGATCTCGACGACCTCGAGATCCCGAAGGAGCACTTCAAGGCGAAGGAGCGCATGACCGCCTCCGGCGTGCCGTCCGTCGATCCGGTCAAGTCGGACCGGGAGAACTTCGGCGCGACGCGGCTGCCGGGCCGCACCGAGGGCGCTTCCGCGAGCCGGGCCGAGACGGACGACGCCGAGGAGGCCGACGTCTCGACCTCCGAGGAGCAGAAGCTCACCGTCGAGCCGAAGCCCGCCAAGGGCAGCAAGCCCGGCGACATCCTGAGCTGATCCGGGATGCGCGGTCGAACCCTCCTGGACCTGCTGGACGACTTCCGGGCCGAGGCCCGGTTGTCGCTCAACCCTGCGCAGAACGCGCAGGACCGCGAAGCGCAGGTCAAGCTGCTCCAGCGGACGCAAGACGACTACTGGGAGGACTTCGACTGGCCGCACCTGCGCGTCGAGCGCCAGGTGCCGGTGCAGGCCGGGCAGCGCTTCTACGATGTGCCGTCCGACCTGCCTCTCGACCGAATCGAGAAGATCGAGGTGTTCTCCTCCGGGATCTGGCAGGCGCTGTGCGCCGAGATCGGTCCGGAGCAGTACGCCGCCTGGAACAGCGACCTCGACCAGCGCTCGTTCCCGCCGCGGCGGTGGAAGATCTGGGAGACCGAGCAGATCGAGGTGTGGCCGATCGCCGACCGCGACGCCGACACCGTGACGCTCGACGGCATGCTGAAATTCACCGGGATCCGCTACCTGAACCGGCTCGTCGACGATGACGACGTCGCGGATCTCGACAACCGCCTCATCGTGATCACCGCGGCCGCCGAGCGGCTCGCCGCGTCCGGGTCGAAGGACGCCGGGCTGAAGCAGACGAAGGCGACGCAGCGCTACGCGAAGCTGCGCGGCGGCCTGATGCCGCACAAGCGTTTCCGCCTGTTCGGAACAACCCGGCCGGAGAATCGCAGCACGCGCGCGATCGTGGCTGGCGCCTATGTGCAGCCGACGACACCGAGCGTGCCGTACCCGCCCGATCCGGTCGGCTACATAGTTGACGTGGAGCAGTTCTGATGGTCGATCCGATCAAGATCCGGCCTCAGTTCGATTACTCGAACACACCCGGCGCTGTTCCAACCCGGCCAATTCTTCCGGGCGGTGCCGCTATTCAGCAGGCCGACGGTACGCTGCTGACACTGAAGTCTGACGGCTCGACTCGCACCACGCCTTTAGATTTAGGGTCGGCGGCAACTAAAAATATTGGCGTCAATAGTGGGACGGTTGCCGCGGGGGACGACAGTCGAATTGTAGGGATTCCGACTGCTATCAAAAACGCTATCGATACACTTAAGCAGTTAGGTGCAACATTTGCTGGCGCGGTTGGCGTCTCGTACGTCAGCTCTTCGGCTAGTATAATTTACGGTTTCTTTGCAAATATTAAAGGCTCTGGCAGTAGCACAAGTCTAGTTGTCGGGGATCAGATAAATGCTTACAGCGTAGGTTCCGGCATTAGGTCGGTGTTTGGCGGTGCTCGTGAGGCATGGTCCGGCGACTTGACAACTTCGCCGGCTGCAACTGCTACTCTGATCGCGTTTGAAACGGCTGTCATATCTCAACACGACGCTAATGATCAGCCGTTAGTCGGGCAGGATTTTCCTTTCAAGAACCGAGCTGACGGAGCGACAGCGCCACTTAACGGCTTAGGTTCAAATGGGTACAACAAGTTTTCTCGGGCCCTTCAGGTTAGCTCTCAGCCTCGTTCGACATCTGGTGAGTACTGCGGTTGGACGACTGGATTGCTATTCCAGGCCAACAGTCTTGACCGTTCAGCTACGACGCTAGCAGTTGGCATCGATATGTCTGCGGTCGATTACTCCCGCATGGCATCTGCTTTTAGATTTCCGGCTAACGGAAAAATGACTTGGGATGGTGATGCTCGTCAAATAGGCATTACGAGTGGGTCTCTCGTATACTCTGTCAGTGGGTCAAACGTTTTTTCAGTTAACAGTTCAGGTGATATTACGGTAGTGGGTGCAGTGCAGATGCCCACTAATGGTAAATTTAACTGGGACGGTGGCGCAAGAAACATAACTGTTGCGAGCGGTTCCTTTGCTTATAACGTATCGGGCGTAACCATATTTAGCTGCTCATCTGCCGGTGTGGTTGACATAGCGTCAGGAGGTGTTCTCAGGATCGGAGCGAAACAGATAATAGGCGCTCGAGATACTGCTTGGGCCCCGATGACCGGTACGGGCAATAAGAGCACGACTTACGACGTCACGACGATAACTCTCCCGCAGCTTGCGGCTCGAGTCGCGCAGCTTCAAGCGGCACTTGCCACTCATGGGCTCATCGGTCCGTAAATGGGACAGATCTGGATCCGCGAATTTACTGGCGGCCTCGACACGCGGCGGCTGCCGGAGACGACGACCGGCGGTGTCCTGATCAAGGCCACGAACGGCCACATCTCCCGCGGCGGCGAGTTCCAGAAGCGCGCGGCCTTCGTGTCGTCCTACGCGCTTCCCGTCGGCCAGACCAAGGGTCTCGCCGCGACCCTCGGCGGAATTTATGTGTTCGGCGACGCGGCCGCGCCGGCGGGCATCCCGGACGGCGTCACCTACCAGCGCCTTGCCAGTCGATCAGGATCACCGCTGGCGCGCGTGAACTCCTTCGACCTATACGCCGGCAAGCTCTACGTCGCGGCGGAGTTCGCCGACGGCACGCGCGAGCACTTCTACGACGGGGTCCGCGTCGAGGATTGGTACGACGGCCGGGCGCGCGCGACGCTCCAGGTCGCGGGCTCCGCCGGCGGCAGTCTGACCGCGTTGACGGTGAACGGCGCGCCGCAGATCGGCGGTCCGGTCGCCTGGTCCGTCTCGAACGAGAACACGGCCGCCGCCATCGCCGACGCGATCAACGCCTTCATCGCCGGCGACGACGATTCCGCGACGGCGGTCGGCGACAAGGTCAACGTGATCGCCAACGCCGGTGCCACGGCCAACGGCTACGCGGTCGCGACGACGGCCGCCGGCGCGCTGACGATCAACCCGGCCACCACGACGATGGCCGGCGGCTCGGACAACGCCGACACCTACGTGCCGGGCGACTACGTCCGGACGCTCGGATCGAAGGAGTACAGCCTGTCGGGTCCGAATCTGCACTTCTCCGGCATCCAGGAGCCGACGAAGTGGACCACCGACACGGTCGGCGCCGGCTTCATCGACATGTCGACCTACGCCTCCGGTGCCGAGCTGCTGACGTCGATCGCGCCGTACCAGGACAACATCGCGGTCTTCGCCGAGCGGCTCGTGATCATCGAGTACGTCGACCCGGACCCGACGCTGAACAAGCAGGTCCAGGTGCTTCGCAACACCGGAACGGGGAGCCCGCGCAGTGTCACGCAGTTCGGAGACAACGACCTCTTCTACCTGGACGAGAGCGGCGTCCGATCCCTTCGTGCTCGCGATGCATCGAACGCTGCTGCGACGACGGACATCGGCGTCCCCGTCGACACGCTCGTGGTTGACAAGCTTCGCTCGCTGGCGGCCATCGACCGGGCCAACATCATCGGGATCATCGAGCCGCGCGACGGCCGGTTCTGGATCGCCATCAAGGACGTGATCTTCGTCTTTTCGTTCTTCAGCGGCGCGAAGGTGTCAGCATGGACGACGTACGAGCCGGGCTTCGATGTGCAGGACATGGTCGTGTTTCAGCGCCGGGTCTATGTCCGGTCCGGCGACACGATCTACGTGTACGGCGGTCTCGGTGCCGAGTTCGAGTACGACGACACGGCCGCCGAGGCGTGGCTACCGCTCCTCGACGCGGACAAGCCGACGGAGAAGAAGACCCTGACGGGCGTCGACGCGGCGATCCGCGGGACGTGGGAGGTGCGGGTCAACCTCTCGCTCAACGACGACGCGGCCACCGACAAGATCGGGATCATTGACGAGACCAGCTACGACGGCGCGAAGATTTCCGCGCGCGGCGAAGGCACGCACATCGGCCTGCGCTTCAAGTCGGTCGGCACCGGGCCGGCGACGCTCGGCGCGGCCGTGATCCATTTCGAAGGCGAGCCCGATGATGATTGAGGCCACGGCGCGCTGGCACATCGAGTACGTGGCGGCCCGGATGCGCGAGCGCGACCGGGCCGAGTTCATGCCGCTCACCGACGCGGATACGCACGAGCAGCTCGTCGAGCTGTTGCTCGCCCGCTACGACGGCCGGACGGACCTCGTCACGGCGCTCGACGGCGACGAGCCGGTCGCGGTCGGCGGCTGCATCCAGCACCGGCCGAACGTCGCGTCGCTGCTGATGTTCGCGACCGATCGCTTCCCGCGCGTCTCGCACCCGCTGACCCGCTTCATCCGCAAGACGCTGTTCCCGGCGGCCCGGCGCCACGGCGCGCACCGGATCGAGGCCGTGTCGCTCTCGACCTACGACGAGGCGCACCGCTGGATCGAGATGCTCGGG